CCAGCAGAGACTTCAAGCCCTGTTGTAACACCAACCACAAAAAATGAAGGAGTCTCATCGTTAGTCTCAACGATAGCAACAAGTCGATTCTGAGCGAGTAGCTTAATCTCGTTTCGCTTAGTAGCATCTAATTTGCTCAATACAATATTGACTTCGGGAGTGTAGTAAACCGTTCCATTCTGAGCAGAGGCATTGATTGTCTCTGTCATAGAACTCGTTTCCTTCAACTGCTCATACTTGTAAAATGAAGCAGCAGCAGCACCCCAAGCAGTAATTAGTCCACCTGAAACGGTTGGAGCAAGAGCAAGGTAATCAGCAAGTGTAGCAATTCTGATAGAACGAACTCCACCCAAATTTTCACGACACGAGAGCGAGAATCCAGACGTTAAGGCACATGGCATTGGTTATAGTATTTAGGTAGTGAAGGGAAGGCCCGAAGGCCCTCCCGTTAAATTTTTTTTTCCTTAAAGAGCAACCTTGCCCACTTGATCAGGATACGCGAACTGCGTGCCCATAGTGAACTCACAGGCAACCTTCATCTTGCGATCATCTTTGGAATACCATACTTCCAACTGCACATCGTCAGATAAATCCATTCCCAAGAATGCATTGGATAGACTGAAACCGTAACAAGCGTTATGGCCTGTGATTCCATTCACTCCCACCACTTCGATGTTAGTTCCAGGAAAGATCATTCTCAATGGATCAAATTCGCTTGAGTAGTTAGCCAATTGGCCTCCTCCGTTTGTCATTCCACCACCGTTCATAATTGCTGAAGCGAATAGTCGAAATTTGTCAAGTCCTAAGAAGATTTTGAAGTCATCCTTAGCAACGGCAGCAGATGGAGTCAAAGAGTAAACTCTCTGAACCGCCTCAACTGCATCAGCCATAGTCAATGGAGTAGAAAGAGCTGTTCCGTATGCAGCAGTATTACAATCTGTGAATGATCCTGTTGGAATCAATAGACCATCGAACATAGCCAAGTTGCCTACACCCGAAGAAACACTACCATCCCAAATCACTTTTTCAAGCTCATCCTGTATCTTCTCCACCAAGTAATTAGCGAACTGCTCCTCGAAAGGAATAGTCTCTGTGTGAGCTCCTGGAGCAAGCTGAGTTCTCAAATAGAATCCTTCCAAATCTTTTGGGCAGAACTCCATGTTAATCTTCACAGGCTTCGCATCAATCTCTCGCTGCGTGTAAGTCAAGTCTCCGCTTGCGTTAAAAGTACAACCTGAATCGGCTTGCATAGTAACATCCACGTCCATTAGATTGATCTTGGTCTTGCCTTTTACTCCGAGTTGAGGAGTTAGCATAGATGCAGTTCTTCCTCCAGCTAATGCCTTAGTGATTAGTGGAAAGTTCTGCTCTTCAATGTAGGCTACTAAGCCTGATGTATCAATTGCCATCTTAAATAATAGTTGTTTGGTTTATTTTTTAGCTGCTGCCATTACTGCGGCCATCTTAGCAGCAACATCGGCATTGTTGTTAGTAGGGTTGAAAGGATTCGATACCTTCTTGGTTGGAGCACTCTTCGGAGTAGCTGCCATCTTCTCTATGATGTCTGTTACCAAGCCGACTGCTTCAGTAACTTCATCCACATTCTTCTTAGATGCGAATGCTGCTGAGTCAATTTCACTCTTGATAAGCTCAGAAACTGCTCCAAGAATATCCTCCTTGAATTTGTCTGAGTCGAATGCTGGCTCTGCCGAATACTCTTCTTCCTTTTTTTCCTTTGCTTCCTCTTCCACTTCCTCCGCTGGAGCTTCAGCCTCAAGAACCTCAACGATGATACCGCCTTCTGTTCTGATAACTGAGCCACTCTCTAATTCGTGAGAAGCATCGGGAGCAGCTAAAGTTTCGCCATCTTCAGAGATTACTTCAACGGTTGCACCTACCTCAATAGCTGGCTCAATTCTTACGATTGTTCCATCTACTAATTTGGCATCCTCGAATTTATGCTCAACAACCTCTTCAGTTGATTCAACTGCTGGAGTGGTATCTTCTGAAAAAAGTAATTTTTTAATCTCAGGAAGTTTTCCTGATACAAGCTCTGAAATGTTCATTGATAGGTCTTTGACAATAAATAGTCAGAGAACCTAATTGTGCCACTTAGCCTTTCAGCTCGCTTACAATAGCCTCTATGATGTCTCTCTCAACCTTGATTTCCTTATCTTCCGAGAACAATCCCTCCACAGAGAAGCCTCGAAAGTCTCCATCCTTGACTTGCTGCCAAACATCATCATTCTCCACTCTGAATGAGCCGAACCATGAACCTTCAGGAAGCTCCTCATATCCCTTTGGAGTTTTCTTGCGATCATCAATTATAAAGCTCTCAAACATAAACACCCCATCGAGAGCAGTCTCGTGCATCTCATTGACTGAGTTCGTTCGCCCTTCCTTCATGTACTTATAGACAATCTTCCTGATGGTATCTGAATTGAAAACAACATAATACTCCTTTCCATCATCATCGATTCTAAAAATTGGAAAATCTGAGATCATCAATGGGCCACTAATTACCCTCTTCTCCTCATTCGTAATCTCGAACTTATGAGCCTTGTTTTTGGAGAATGCCATCCATTGCCTCTCAATCGCTGGATTATCAACGAGTGCTATTGCATCCACTCCAGCCTCATCATTCTCATCTATCGTGAGATATATCACGGGTAATTTATCATCCATCAATTCCAAATGTTACTTGATTTTCAATCTGTGAAATATTTTGCTGATTGCCTGTCATCTCTGTCTCCACAACGAACGCTTGAATCGGAGCTAACTGAGCACCTTGAGCATTGCCAATCTCTGTGCTGCTCGTTGCTGCTGCTGATATGTTCGGAGATGATGCTGCTGGTATGTTGGCAGATGCTCCTGATACTGCTCCTCCAGCAGATGGCCCTGGAACTCCAGCCAAGATAGTTCCAACTTGAGCGAGTGAGCCGAGAATGGTTGCTATCGTTGTGGCAATGAAAATAGGAGTTGCCACGAATGCTCCAGGCCCTGTGGCAGTTGCTGATGTAGTTGCTCCAGCTACTCCAGCACTTATCGCTCTTGCCGTATCAATAGCCACTTGAGCGATTGCAAGAGTTTTCTGAAGAGCAACTGACTCATCTCCCTGTTTAGCTAATACTCCAGCCAATTGGCCAAGATTGCTAACGACAGAAGATGCTGCTGATAATCCAGCTTCTCGATAGGCTTGCTTTTTATCCTCTGCTGCTTGAACATCAGCAGCCTTCTTATCCTCAATCTTCTGAAGATCATCAGCGTGTTTCTGAGCTGCTGCCGTATCCTCTGCATCCCACTCAGCAGTTAGAGCAGCAATCCTGTCTCTCTTCTCTGCTTCGATATCAATCTCAGTATCTGTGGCAAGCCTTTTGATTTCTGCGAGTCTCTCAACCTCAATAATGAGCTCCTCCATCTCAATCTGCCTCTCAGTCTTTCCGAGCAATCTCAGCTCCTGTTGAAAGTCAAATAACTCCTTCTCAAGTGCTACCTGATTGGTGAGCTGCTCTGACCTCTGGCCGTTGATTCTCTCTCTGACATCTGCAAGCTCAGTCTCAGCATTGATAACTGCCACTTGAAGATCAATATTATTCTTGTCAAGAGCAAGCTCTCTCTGAGCCAAATCAAGCCTCTTGTTTGCGATGCCTGTCTCAATCTCACTCTGCTCATTTAGTATCCGGCCAAGCTCATCATTGGCAGATATTCTCTCAGCGATGGTCAGACTGATATCATCTCTTTTCTGCCTTTCTAATTCTGCAAGGTTTTGAGAGACAAGAATCTGCTTCCTCTGTTCTGCCTCCAAGAGCTGGAGCTCATTCCGAAGAGTTACCATTGCAGCAGCCTCATCAATCGCTCCTTTGGTTGCCTCAGCAGTCTCAGCCACTAACTCCTTGACTCCATCAACAAAATTATCTTGCTGCTCCTTATCGAGTCCTGTTCCTACTTGTATGAGTGCCGAAGCATAATCCTTAACTCCATCTGCTGCTCCATCCCAATCAGCTCGAAACAAGGCCGTAAAAGTTGTACCAACTGCCTCAGCAGCGAGAACTGCTCCCTTGAATCTATTGATTATGTTCTCTAAGATTAAATTCCCGAGATCAATAATGGCTTGCTTAGGATCCTCAAAGACTGACTTCATTGGCTCAACCAAAGAAGATACCTTCTCAAATAGACTCTTTAGCAATATCTCGAATGCAAGTGTTGCCGTATTCATCGCATCCATCACAACCTGATTCTTCATGAGAATCTCCTTGAGGAAATTGAATACCTCCATCGCGATTGCAATCAGTCCGAGAGACTTGAGCAAACCACCTACACTTGAGCCAACTGAGTCCACTCCTTTAGCTGCTCCATCTGCTCCTTTACCAGCAGCCTCGAAGCCTTTCTCCATCTTCTCAGCCATCTCCGCAGCTTCCTCCTGAGTTCGGAACATAGCAGCCTCCAGCTTGTCGAGTCTCTTGAGAGCATCTCCCGACTCAACATCTACCTCAATCGCAATCGTTCTATTCTCTGCCATTATGGTAGGTCTGTGATTCTATAAAGGACATCAACCACAATATCACTATCTCCAGCAGTTGGGTTACCCGTTAATACGAAAGCCTGTAAAGCATCTCCTGTGACTATGTTTGTCCTCTGTCCAACAATCCGAAAATTGCCCAATGTATCAGATGCTTCGTCTATTGAGAAAGTCGATTGATACACCAAAGCTCCTGAACTTGCGGCCTTGAGAACCATTGTCGTATTTGTGGCATAGGTTGAAGTATTGTACTTGAGATGAGCCGAAGCCGCAACCACCTGAATCTCCTTACCTGATATTCCAGCCACTATCGTAATCGGAGTTGAGTTGAGAGCAAGCACCTGAGCAGCCGTGAGAGTAACCTGAGCCCTCTTGAGTTCTCCTCCTCCTGTTGCTACCTCCAGCACTCCGTTGGTTGTTCTTACAAATAGCCTCTGATCTGCATCATTGAGATAAAGCTCTCCGATATATACATCATTGACTGACCAAGTGCCATCTGTATGGTCTGTACTTGGTGCTGCCGTTGGAACTGCTCCAGCTACGGTTGAGCGTTTTAATCTGATTCGTGAGTCTTGTGTTGCCATTAGTTGCCTTCTAATATATAAATAGATGATTCGCTGAATTGTGCCTGAACTATGTTTAAACCTC